TCTATCCAAGTCTTCAGGTGTGTTTGTTACAACAACTCTAAAGTCTATTAAACCTCTATCTCTTCTGATTGAATCCAAAATTGGATTAACAGCGTCTAAGAAATCTTGTCTTACTTTATCATCGTTTTGTTCAAACAACAATCTAACTGCCACTGCTGAAATCAACTTACGAGCTTGTAACAACAATCTTCTTACGTTGATTCTATCAAGAGCTGATTCTGCAACTTGAGTAGTTTTGTTACCCCAAATTAATGTTCCAACATCAGAGAATGTTGCAATTGGGTTAATTCTACCTTGATACAAAGTATCTCTATCATCTTGTGTAAGTTTTTTACGAGCTTTAACTGAATTTACAATACCTCTTGTGTAACCCGCAGATGCGAACCAAGGGAATGAAATGTTATCAGTCAACGCTAAGTTTCTACAAACCTCAGCCGTTGGTGGAAGATAAATTTGTGTATTATTAACAGTATCTCTTGTTAATACCCAAGGGTAGTAAGTTGCGGTATAGTTTGAATCAATACCTACTGTATCCAAGTTATCAACTGCTTCAGTTGGGTAAATTAAATCAGTCGCTACTGATGTAGTAGTATCAACAAACATGTTATAATCAGGACAAGTCATGATGTATAATGAGTCAGCTCTTTGTGATTCAATCATATCAATTGCGTCTTCAACTAAGTTTGAGTTGTTAACAAAATCAATACCCGGAGTTACAAATACGTTAATGTTTGTTGCTTCAGGATTACCAAAAGTTTGTTGTCCTAACAAGTATGCGTAGTAGTCAGTGTTTGCCCATTCAGTTGTGTTACCCTCAACAGTAATTTGTTTAAATGCTCCCCAACCAGTTGCACTTGGGAATTGAGTTGTTGGTGCCGCTCCTTTTAAATAACCTGAACCACCTAACACATAGTTATCACCGTTTGTTCTATATTTTCTATAAATGTCCCATCCGTCAAATCCACCGTTAGCAAACAATGTGAATTTTCTTGATTGGATTCTGTAGTATGGATTTGTTGGGTCAGTTGGGTCTGTTGGTCCAAAAGATGCGTTTCCAACTTCAAATGCTGAAGTACCTGATGTACTGTAAGAGTTTGAAATTGTTACAACAGTTGCTCCTGAATCCATGTGGAAACCTTTAGACAAGAAGTCCCAATAACCTGGTGAAGTTTCAATTGACAAGTTTGAAGGTGTAACAATACCTTTGTAGTCATAATATTCAGGGTCATAACCAACAGTATCAGATAAACCTAAGAATACTCTATTAATTTTATCACCTGAACTTCTTTGAACTGAAGACATAGGTGGTTGGAATATAACCTCACCCGCAACATCATATTTAGTTTTGTAAATTGGGAATGGTGTTACCGAACCATAATAATTTCTCATTGAATAACCTTCAAATCCACATGGTAATGCATCTGTTGGTGCTTCAGAACTAATCTCTAACATTACATATTTTGACCTTACTGCGTATTCACCGTCACTTGTACCAATTTTCACACCTACGAAACTGTTTGAACCTGGGTTCATAGAACAATTTGTGAATTTTTCTAAGTATACAGGATTTGCATCAGTATCATTATAAGCTCTAATACCAACATCAAATGTACCATTATTAAATGATATGTTTAATATTGAAATCTTAACTTCTTGGTTAGCGTCGTTACCGTCAGAAATTAAAATAAATTTAAATAATTTGTAAACATTATTACCTCTTAATTCAGAAACAACAAAAGGTGTTTCAGGAGTTTGATACTGTTCTAAGTAACAACCAATAGATTGTAAAGAACCATTATCATCTTGTGCAGATGGTAATGCTGTTATTGTAGAATTGATACCTCTAATATATCCTTTTTTGTATGAGTAATTTAAGAAATTATTAAATTGTTCTTCAACAAACAAAGGTACTTCATTTGCTGGTTTACCAAAGTTAGACAAACCGAATACTTTTGAAATATAATTGCTGTCTGTTGAATCCAAAGATACTTTAAATTCAAAAGTACTTCCATCGTTAGTAACCCCTGAAACACCAAATGGTGAGTAAGGACTCATTGATGCTCCACTATAAGTTCCACCAAAATCTAATTTAACATTAGTAGTACCTGTAACTTGATAAATTGGGTTAGTTCCTGTTGAATATGTTGATTCACCTCTTGAACGTAAAGTTGCAACAACAACATCATTATAATTTGTAAATGCTGTACCTATTTGTGTAAATGCTGAAAACTGAACTGAACCTGAGAATGAGCCAGTTGAACCTGTCATTGTATTAATTCTTGATTCAAATGAATAACCTGAATATCCGTTACCAGCAGTAGGGTCAAATTGTGCGTAGTACCAAGAATCATTATCTCTACTTGAGTAGTCAGTTAAACCACTCTTTAAATTTGGAACCCCATATACGTTTGTTAATACTGTATATCCAGCACCTGTAAGTAGGTTATAATGATTATCTGGCATTGTACCAAATACGTAAGCTGTTGTTGCACTTGTTGATGCCGCAGATGCGTTTGACCCAATGACACCACTAACAAATGATTTCAACTTATCAATAATTGTAGATGTTGTACCATCTGATAATGTAAATTGACTATATAAATCAGGGTTAAAAATTGTTGAAGTAAGAGAACCAAACGAAACAGTTGATGTTCCACCAGTAGTTCCTGTGAAAGTTACGGTAACTGATGACTCAATACCACTCTGTGAAACCGAACTACCACTTACGTTTGCAATTGTACTAATAGACCAAGATGGTCCCGCATCATAACCCGACAAACCAAGAATTCTTGATACGAATAATTGGTTAGATTGTGATAAGTATGATTTGGCGATATACGCCGCTTCGTATGTTCTGAAGTGTATACTCCAGGTGAAACGAAAACTTTATTTGATGTTGCCATTATTTGTTTTTTTTTATAAGTTGTTTTATTTAATACATAAATATTATTGATTTTTGTAAAAATCTTAGTATACAGATACTATTTATAAATCAGTATGAATAAATTCTTCCTTTTTTCTGCCTTATGAAAAAAACCCCTAAAAAAATAAAGAATATCAAGATATCTGAAGAATCACACACAATTCTTAAAAAGTATTGTGAACAAAATGGACTTAAGATTTATGGATTTTTAGAAAATCTTATTAAAGAAAAATGTCGTGTTAAGACCGACATTTACGGTGACCCGTTAGACTAATTTAATATCAAACAAGATACTTGAATCATCGTTTGATTTACCACTTTGTTTTTCAATAACAATTTTTAAACCGACATCTGTGTCCATAGGAAAATACGGTAAATCTTGTCCTATGAATAATTCGGTACCTTGTGAAAGTGTAAAGGCACTATAGTGTTCAACATTATTTGAATTAACAAAATAAAAGTCATAATTTGTTGGTAATGAAGTTTGACTTAATATAGTGTTAGAACCAAGAAATTGGTAATTGGTTGGTATTATATCTGGGTTTGGTTTTAATGCGTCCGCCTTTCTTGCTCTTGTTTTAGTACTAACATCAACCATAGTTAACACTCTTGATACGGCAGGTGCAACCTCAAATTGTTCTTCATCCAATAAAACACCTAACATTTTAAATGTGTAGTTCTGAATAAAGTATCTTCTTTTTTGTAATTCAACAACGGATTCATCTGAAATACTTTCCATAATAATTGGAATGTATCTACCTTTAATTAAAACATATGCTTGTCTTGACGAAAATTTATCAAGGACTTTTTGATTAAATGCGTTTAATTCTCGCATTCTATTTGTGAAGATTTTTATTTCATATGTAATATCAACAGGAATTGGTTGTGGTATTTTATAAACATCCATTCCGTTTCTTGTTCCATCAAAATTTGGTACTAACGCATATTGAAATAATGGTCTACCAGGTATTCTATAGTTTGTAGCTCCTTGATTTGTTCCATATGGCGTTTCAGGTTTTCTAACCGTTGCAACAAATGGTGGTTTAATATTTGAATCTAAATCTTGGAAATTCCAAGTTTGTGTAAATTGTGACCAGTTTTGTGTTGTAATAATAACATCAACAGTATTAACAACTTTCCCATTAACACTAATTCCCAAATCATTCTTAACAAAATCCAACATCCCCCTATCCAAATCGGCATGGTAAATTCCTTTTGGAAGATACGTTCCATCTTTTTGAATTTGTTCCAATAATTCTTCCCTTCTTGGTTGAAGAATTTTCTTTGGTATTAAAGAAATTGATTTAAGAAGTTTTTTT